GCACTATGTTCTATTGCATAGTCAACAACTTATTTAAGTTAGATTCACCTACTCGTTATCTTGTCTAAGACAGGATATAGGTGGGTACTAGTAAGTAGAAGGATAGAGCAAAGACATGTTAAACCGTACTATTTAGTCCGGGTTTTCTTGTTTAGCACTGTACTTCCGTGTCTTCGACACCCCAATGGTAGGAGACCCTTTCCTTTCAGGATTAGGTACCCTTTCATCGGTTTCGATGTTACTTTACTAGAATTCGTTGGACCACCTTTGGTAAATGGTCCAGAGCGTCTTCATCGCGTTTCACTCGTTCTTTTTCGGTGAGTATAGCTTTACAAGACCTTCGTAGCATGGGTGTGACCATTTTGAGTAGTAGGAGACCCTTTCACTTTCGTGATTGCGGTTGACCCTTTTACTCTCGTTTGTCACACACATGTAACTAAGGAACATTAAGAGCACACCGAATAGACATGATTCGCTTAAGAAACCATGTGTATTCCAGTAATTACAAATCCGTAAGGACTTATAATACCATGCAGCTCTTAAGTACCAACTTCCAGAAGTTTAACGAATAACTTCTAGCTACAATAAGCACTGAGGGCGAATGCAAATAGAGATAGAAAATAGATCAGAGTTGTTATCTCTTTATCTAGGAAGAAAATCTTATTCTCGTCTTATAAAGATTTTTTTACTTTCGATAGTGTGTTAAATGGAACTTGGAAAACTTCCAAGGAACTTGGAAAACTTCCAATGTACCATAAACCACTACACGGACCAATATAGCCAGCTTGTATGGCAAAGAATGTACACCAACCTGAGTAATCACAACGCTACCTATTAATAGGGAGCAAAATGGCTCACTTTTGAGGCCCGTAGGCCTCTCTATTATAGGAGAGTTGGGATTACTCGATGTCGATATACATTCTTGCCCATCGTTTTACAGAACTCCTATTTGGGAGTCCCAGTAAAACGATTATCGGCTTTAACCGGCCAACAACGGGAACAAGAGGATATATAATCCGTAAGATAGTAAAGAACTCTTTATTCGAGAATACCACCATTAAAACCTTTTATCGGATTAACTTAAACTATTTTTTATTCAAGTCAACCTCTATAAGTTTTGAGACCTTCTTATCAGCGATTGCCACATCGTCACCCAACACACCATTTACACACCATTCTTTGGTATCGTTTTACAGAACTCCTATTTGGGAGTCCCAGTAAAACGATTATCGGCTTAACCGGCCGACAACGGGGAACGGTGTTTTAAACGGTGTTTTAGGATCTACTTTGTGCCGGTTCATTGCTATGCGGACTAAACTTGATTTGTTAAGTCAACATCACAAATCTGCCGATCAAGAACAAGTTTCCAAAACATACCAGGGTAACCCAGAATATTAAGGAGTTGTGTTTGAACATCTACTGATAAGGAATCTGTCGCAGCTGTTAGTGCAACAAGTATGGTAAAACACACAAATTGAGTTTTCAACCGATTAGATCTAGTTCGAGCCCTAATGTCGCTTCAGATAAGTTATGGACCACTCTTGATTTAGAGTCTTCTTAACGCTTCCATGAACGCCTCGATGGACTCTCAACTAACCTTTCGGTAGATTGGAGAATGCTATTTTCGTAATCCATTATGAATAGATTCCTTGCGTACCTGTAGTAATACCATTATTTATTAAACACTTAATACCTACTTTTGTCCCCGTTGGCTGAGTAAGCCGATAATCGTTTACCGGGATCCTTCGAAAAAAGGAATTTTGTAAAACGATGACATTTTGTTTTGGGTTTGCACCCGAGGAGATTGGGAACTCCTCCCGGAAAAAAGGGTTTAATAAAACTTGGTAGAACTACTGGAGGC